ACTAGGCGACGTAATAACAATTAAGAAGTGGAAAGGATTAAAAATATACTCATTGACACTAGAAGAACGAGTGTCATGTCCAGATTACTGCGAACAATGGGATAATTGCTATGGTAACAACATGCCGTTTGGTCATAGGTTTGATCATACTCACCCAGATTTCTTACCGCTCTTACGAGAGCAACTTGTCGAACTACTAACTAAACACCCTGAAGGCATCGTCATACGTCTTCACGTACTCGGTGACTTCTTTGACATTGACTATTGCATTTTTTGGGTACAAATGCTCATAGAACACCCTAACCTCAAAGTGTTTGGCTATACGCATCACAGACTGTCTACTGAGATGGGTCAAGCTGTAGACTCTATCAACCGTATAGCGCCAGACCAATCAGCAATACGGTTTTCAGACGACCACACAACAGATTTTGCTGCGTATACAGAAAATACTGTAGGGACAGTATTCAAAGGTATCTATTGCCCAGAACAAACAGGTAAGACTGCAAGCTGCGCAACGTGCGGATATTGCTGGTCTTCAGATCAACCAGTAATTTTTCTTGAACATTAAATATAAGCTGTGCTAATATTATTTGTAATCAATGAGTGATCAAATATGCAAGAAGCATTCGAACATCAAAAGACAACTACAGACTTCATATTAAATAACGAACGAGTACTTGTAACATCTGACCCCGGCACTGGCAAAACGCGCAGTGTTATCGATGCATTTGTACGGCGCAGTAAAAGCAAAATGCTTGTGCTTGCCCCGCTATCTATCCTTGAAGCATCATGGGGAGACGACATAAAGAAGTTTGCTCCGCAGCTAACGTTTGCCGTTGCATACGCAAAGAACCGAGAAAAAGCATTCTTAGAAGACGTAGATATCGTCATCACTAACCACGATGCAGTTAAATGGTTAGTTAAGAACAGCAAGTATTTAGACCAATTCGATATGTTGTGCATCGATGAGTTCACAGCATTCAAGAACAAAGACAGCCAACGCAGTAAAGCTGCACTTAAAATTGCACAGCACTTTAAGTACCGCGTAGCAATGTCAGGTACCCCTAACAGCAACACTATCCTTGACATCTGGCACCCGACACTAATCATTGACGACGGTGAACGGTTAGGTCGCAGGTTCTACGGCTTCAGATCAGCTGTCTGTACATCACACTTCAATGGCTTTGCTAACGAATGGGTAGACAAAAGCGACGCTCAAGAGATTGTTGCTGCAGCGCTGCATGACATAAACATTCGCTACAAGCTAGAAGAGTGTATCGACATGCCAGAGCAGACTACACGTCAAATGTACGTGACTCTGCCAAAAACTATCCAAAGCCAATACATAGCGCTAGCTGAAGACTCAGTACTGTACACAGGTAAAACAACAATCAATGCTGTACACGCCGGTGCCAAAGTTAAAAAGCTACTGCAGCTGTGCACTGGCGCTGTGTACGACGAACACGGTGTAGCACAGGGCATACATTCAGAGCGATATGACTTAGTTATGCAACTTGTGCAAGAGCGGAAACACTCGCTAGTTGCATTCAACTGGAAGCACGAACGTGACCACATGACAGCGCTAGCTGACAAATTAGGTATATCGTACGGCGTTATAGATGGCAGCACACCAAGCCACAAACGCAAAGATATCGTTGACCGCATACAAGCTGGTCAGCTGCAAGTAGTGTTTGCACACCCGCAATCAGCAGGCCACGGTCTAACCATGACCAAAGCTACATCGATTATATGGTCGTCGCCAACGTACAACGCAGAGCATTACCAACAATTCAACCGACGTATCTACCGTGCCGGTCAAACACAACGCACTGAGATCATACAGATCGCAGCTAAAGATACGTGGGAAACAGATGTATATGAAAAACTAGACGGTAAACTTACACGAATGGAAGAACTATTAACAATTCTTAATGAGCTACACAAAAAAGGAAAGACTAATGGTTAATGAACAAACAACAATTAATGACTTAATTGCTTCTCGAGCAGCCATCAAAGATCAAATGGATGAGCTTAATCGAGAGTTAAAAAGCTTGCGTGAGACACAAGATAATATCGATGTCTTACTGCTCAAGAAGATGGATGCTGAAGGTTTGTCACGCACTGCGAACGACAAGGCTTCTGTATCGATCAATGAGGATATGGTACCTGAAGTTATTGACTGGGATCTGTTATACGATCACATCATAGCTACCAGAGACCTTAGCCTCTTGCACAGACGCGTCAGTTCAACTACATACAAGGAATTGCAGAAGCTTGGCGAAGCAGTCCCCGGTTTGCAGCCACGAACTGTACGTCGAATCAACTTTAGATCACTTTAATTTATTAATGAACAAGGAACAATGAACTATGAGTAGCACAGCGTTAGCAATCCCAGAAGACAAAGTACCAGCATACATCAAGAAAGCAGAAGGCGTAGGCCGTGGCAATGAGAACGTTGGCAACAACGTAACCATTCCCCGAGTCAAGCTGTTACAAAAAATGTCTGACGAAGTAGATAAGCATCATGCCAACTATGTTAAAGGCGCAGAGCCCGGCCACTTCCTCAACACCTTGACCGATCATAACTACGGTGAAGAACTGTATGCCATCAGCATTACGTTCAAACACGAGTTCACTGTTTGGCGCAAGCGTGATGCAGGCGGCGGTTTGTTGGGTTCTTTTAGCTCACAAGCAGAAGCACAAGATGCAATCAACGCGCAAGACAAGCCTCAAGACTATGACATCACCGAGACTCACACTCACGTGTTGCTGCTCAAAGATCCTGAGACAGGTAGCCTTGAACCCACCCCAGTAATCATGGACTTTGCCAGCTCCAAGCTACGTATCTCTCGTAACTGGAACTCGCAGATCGGCATGAAAGGTGGAGACCGATTCTCTGGTCTTTGGAAGATCAAGTCGGTAGCTGTAGAAAACCGCATGGGCAACGCGTTTATGAACGTAGACGTTGAGTTTGTCGGTTGGGCTCAAGAAGAAGATTACAAACTGGCCGAAGCGTTATATGAGCAGTACTCGTAATCTACTGAGTCGTGCATGAACGAGCACGGGTTTGTAAAATCCGTGCATCGTCATCTTCCTTCTGACGTATTCGTCTGGAAGATACACGACACGTTTGCTGGCGGGGTACCAGATGCATTTTATGCTGGCCCCGCTAGTATTCTATTTGTCGAATACAAGTACGTAAAGAAACTGCCAAGCAAAGATACAACTGCTATAAGGACATCGCTATCCGTGCAACAAGCACTCTGGTTAGATCGACTAGCAACTTACAACCAACGCGCTGCAGTAATAATCGGCTGCGAAGAATCTGCCATTGTCCTCGAGCAAAAAGAATGGAACAACTACCTTTTAAAATCTGATTACCAAAAGCGTGCCGTGTCTAGAAAAGAAGTAGCCGACTGGATAACGGGAGTTGTCTGTGGAAACTAGACTAGAGAACTTGCAACGTGAGTGGAAACTAAAAAAGCAACGCGATAAAGTCACACAGACAGAAGCAGCGGCTAAAATTGGGTGGACACAAAGCGCGTTTAGTCAGTACCTGAGTGGGACAACAGAGCTAAACCCGTCCGCTATCATAAAATTAGCTAAGTACCTCGACATACCGCCCTCTAAAATAGATCCAGAATTGTATAGCGATCTAACCTGCCCATTTTGCCAAAATAAGCTTTAAAATCTGCAGCACTAAGCCCTTGTTAACGCTCTACTTTTCACGTAGGAGCGCCTCTCTCAACCCCTAAAATTAACGCTTTTTAGGCGTGTAACCCTTGTTGGTTTTTGACTTAGGCATGCGAGCTTTCTTTGGTTTTTGGTTAATACAAGGTTGTCCTTTGTGCATATTAAGGCTCCGTTGGCCACTGAACTTGGTCAAGGCTGGTTACCCCTTCCAAGTTAGCAGGAATATCTCGCAACTGTTGGCGGTACGATGCCCACCAACCTTTAACAGTTGGGCTGAGAGGTGAGTCAGGCATTTGGGTCCAATCGGATTTAGCTAATCGTATATCACGCTCATTACGAAGTAGCTCCATAAAACGAGCAGAGTCAAAGTTCCACTGCATGTTTTCCCATGCATAGTACTCGCCCGGCCTAGCAGTTCGCGTTGACCACTGACCGTTGTCATAGACCCATGTATTTATTACTTGGACATCGTTAGAAGTGTACGGTATATGGATAGCTAATAAATCACCGTACATTTGACCATTGTAAAATGCAGAGTCAGTACTGGGAGAGATTATGCTTACCACCTCGCCGTTAGCATTTACCATTGCAACTTTAATCATTAAAACCTCGCAAGCATCTCTACTCTGGATGATGAGTTTGTAACTGGTGGTAACGAAAAATATATCGTTCCATACGGATCAACTAAAGAGCTGAGCTGATCGTTAGTAAAATCAAACTTAACTTTATAAGCAAGACCGCTAGTGTATGACGGGGCTTCAGGCGCAAAACCAAAAAACCCATACGCGTTCATGCATGCCCATGTGTTGTTTAGTAGCTCCCCGCCAACGTTAGGATACACACTAGCAAAAGTAGAGGAGGAAGGGGTAGTTACTCTAGACTGATAAACCCTGCTAGTGCCGTATTCAGAAGTAAATGCTAAATTGCCAGATGAGTTGTAGACATTTAATCCATATCCACTAGACGGGACAGTTAGTGTTTGCGACTTAGTAAGTATTATGTAGTCAATACTTTGCCCTGTACTACTAAAACTATCATAAAAGTAAAATCTAGGCGTAGCTCCACCAATACGATCAAGCAACATACTAAACTTGTAAACACCGCTAGGAGTAGAAGGCTTAGCAAAAATAATTATATCATCAGGCGTGCCAGAAGGAAGATTAGTAGGAGTTGCCCCAGCTCCGGGTGATTGAGTAGTTACAGTGCCAGAACCAAACACAGACACGTTGTCAAAAGGTTCTGCAACCTGCACAAAACCAGATGCGTTACTAACTGTCATACCATAACTCATACTCGAAATACCTGTATGCTGTAATACCTAGTCAAGTTATTTAAGTTTTGTACGTTTAAAACGCCGGTAGACCCATAAGTAAGTTTTACGTATGTAGCGTCGCCACCTTCAGAGTTAAACCCCCACGTACCGTCGTTAGTTAAGCCCGGCACGTCTATAGTAGTAGATTGATTAGCAGTAAGAGAGCCAAAGTGATAGCTAACATACCTGACAAGCCTATCCGTTAAAGTTACAACAAGTGTACCTGAAGAGTTGTATATTTCTAACCCATACGCACCGCTAAGAACGCCGTTAAGTGAAATATTAGTTGTGCCACCAACGGCACCGAATGGATTACTAACAACATTCCAATAAAAGCCAACGCCACCATCTACGGTAAAACCACTAACTATGGCACTACTCGATAGTGTTGTGCTCCCAACAGTGTACGAAGTGAAAACATCCCTGTAGCTTTGCCAGCTATCAGATGCGGATATAGTGGGATTATCTAAACGCAGATAAACACGGTTATTGGGTGATTCAGCCGCCCAGCGAGTACCATGTACTATATATTCTTTGCCGCCTACGCCAACAAAAACGCTTGATCCTATATCACCATAAAATAAAGTCGGGCCGCTATCGTAACCATAGTAAGTGTACCCGGTCGATGCCAAATAAGCAGAGCCTACCGTAATGGGAAAGACAACATTTGCCATCTTAAGCGCCTAGATTACCTAACTTGACGCGAAGCGTGCCGCTAGCGTCGTATACTTTTATAGCCCCATTGCTATCCATGTAAATAGAACTAGCGGTGCCATCTGTGTCAGATGATATAGTTAGTTTTTCAGCGTCTATAGAATCGGCCCCAATTCTTGTAGCGTCTATAAGACCAGCGGTTATTTTTTCAGCGTTGATGTTGAGTATCTTAGCATCGTCGATGGCAGCTTCACCGATCTTGGCATTTGTTATAGTACCATTAGCGACAAACGCGTCGCTTATATACACACCTGCCGGAACTTCTACGCCGTTTATTTCAGTAGCAGTAGCAATAACAGTAAACGGAATAACAGGATCGCCAGTATCAGTAGCGCCTTTTAGGATAGCAAAACGATCAGCGTTAACGATAAACTCGCTTACTATTTCGCCAGCATCGTTGGGTGCAGACGCAAGTCCATACCCAGCTACTGCGCCGTTATTGTCTATTTTAACTGTATACTTTGCGTTAAGGCCGTTTATTGATTCAGCTGCTGCTTCTACAGCCGCTGCATTGGCACCGACCACGGACGAAAGCGCACTTACTGCAGTCGATATTGCACTATTAGCTTCGGTTTTAGTGTAATAAGATTCCGTAAGCGTTGCAGAAGTTACATAATCTTCAAGGTCAGTAGTTGAAGCAAGGTCAAGAGTAGCGGCGGTTATAGCATCGTCTGTATCAGCAGAAGTATAATAATTACCAGTAAGCGTCGCGGTAGTTGCATAATTATCCAAATCTGCACTAGACGCCAGACCAAAAATCGCAGTAGCAATTGCTTCATCGGCAGTAGTTTTAGTATAGTAATTCTCTTCAAGACTGGCTGTAGTAGTGTAGTCTTGAAGGTCAGTAGTAGAAACCAAATTTAAAACTGCCGCCGCAATTGCGTCATCAGCCCCAGTTTTAGTATAGTAAGTTTCCTGTAAATCAGCTGTAGTAGTATAGCTATCAAAATCGCTAGCAGAAGCTAACCCTAAAACAGCAGCTGCAATTGCGTCATCAGCCCCAGTTTTAGTGTAGTAAGTTTCCTGTAAATCAGCTGTAGTAGTGTAATTGTCAAAGTCGCTAGCAGAAGCTAACCCTAGAACAGCAGCAGCAATTGCGTCATCTGCAGTAGTTTTAGTATAGTAGTTTTCTTGTAAGTCAGCCGTAGTAGTATAGTTGTCAAACTCAGTAGCGGCTGCTAACCCTAAAACAGCAGCTGCAATTGCGTCATCTGCAGTAGTTTTAGTGTAGTAATTTGTAGTTAAATCTGCGGTAGTAGTATAGTTACCTAACTCTGTATCTACGTATGTTTCAGAGGCTAACCCAAGCACGGCAGCAGCAATTGCTTCATCGGCTCCAGTTTTAGTGTAGTAGTTTGTAGTTAAATCTGCGGTAGTAGTATAGTTACCTAACTCTGTATCTACATACGATTCAGATGCTAACCCTAAAACAGCAGCTGCAATTGCTTCATCAGCCCCAGTTTTAGTGTAGTAATTTGTAGTTAAATTTGCGGTAGTAGTATAACTGCCTAATTCCGTGTCTACGTATGTTTCAGAGGCTAACCCAAGCACGGCAGCGGCAATTGCTTCATCGGCTCCAGTTTTAGTGTAGTAGTTTGTAGTTAAATTTGCGGTAGTAGTATAGTTACCTAATTCCGTGTCTACATACGTCTCAGACGCAAGCCCCAATACAGCAGCTGCAATTGCTTCATCTGCAGTAGTCTTAGTGTAGTAGTTTGTAGTTAAATCTGCGGTAGTAGTATAGTTACCTAATTCCGTGTCTACGTACGTTTCAGAAGCTAACCCTAAAACAGCGGCAGCAATTGCTTCGTCTGCAGTAGTCTTAGTGTAGTAGTTTGTAGTTAAATCTGCGGTAGTAGTATAGTTACCTAACTCTGTATCTACGTATGTTTCGGAGGCAAGTCCCAAAACTGCTGAAGCTATTGCTTCGTCTGCGGTAGTTTTAGTGTA